CTCGCAGCGTCTCTCCCCACCTCGCCCGGGGGTTCATCGTGACCACGACACGTGAGGATCTTGAACGGTTGCGGGTGACGCTGTTCGCCGCTCTCGAGGATGCGGACACGGCGGTGGTGGCTCAGGTCGCCGGCCAGTTGCGGCAGGTGGTGAAGGATCTCGCTGCGTTGGGCGAGGAGTCGGGTGAGGTGTCGAAGGCTGATGAGCTCGCTGCTCGCCGATCGGCTCGGCGTCCAGGTTCCGCAGATCGTGCACCGTCCGCCGGGCGTGGTCAGTCTCGCCGGCGCGCAGGAAGCGATTGAACTGGCTGACGCCTACGGGCTGTGCGACGGGTTCCCGTTGGACGAGTCGCAGCGGTTCACGTTGGAGACTGCGCTTGGTGAGCGGGCGGATGGTTCGTGGGCGGCGGCGACGGTCGGTGATTTCGAGCCGCGCCAGAACGGGAAGAACGACACGGCGAATGCCCGTGAGCTCTCCGGGCTGATCCTGTTCGGTGAGCGGCTGATCATCCACACGGCGCACGAGTTCTCGACGGCGAACGAGGCGTTTCTGCGGCTGGTGGGTGTGTTCGAGAACTGGGATGACCTTCGCCGCAAGGTGGCCCGGGTCCGGTACGCCAATGGGGAGCAGGGGATCGAGCTCCTGTCGGGGCAGCGGTTGAAGTACCGGGCGCGCACTGGGGGGTCGGGTCGTGGGTTCGCGAAGGCGGACCTGGTGGTGTACGACGAGGCGCAACATCTGCAGGCCGAGCACGTCGCCGCTTCCGGTCCGACCCGGTTGGCGAATCCGAACGCGCAGGCGTGGTACATGGGGTCCGGCGGGTTGGGGACGTCGCAGCTTGCGTGGCGGATGCGTCGCCGTGCTCTCGCTGGGGATGGTGGCCGGTTCGCGTACGTGGAGCACACCGCCGAGCAGGTCGAGCTCGTCGCCGGCGAGGTGCAGACGTCGCGGCCGGATCCGTTGGATCGTTATGCGTGGACGTTGGCGAACCCGGCGTACGGGCGGCGCATCTCGGACGAGTCGCTGATGACGTTGTACGGGGAACTCGGCCCGGAGCTGTTCGCCCGTGAGTGTCTGTGCGTCTGGGATCCGGACCTGTCCGCGGGTGCCGGTGTGTTCCCGGCTGATGTGTGGCAGCGGATCGTCGACGCGGAGATGGGTCGCCCGGATCGTGGTCCGGTGTTCGGGTTGGAAGCAAACCATGACCGGTCGTCGGCGTCGATCGTCGTCGTCGATGCGGATGGGCGTGGCGAGCTGGTCGAGCATCGCGACGGGTTGGGTTGGGTGGTCGAGCGGGTCGTCGATCTGTGTGCCCGGCATGATGCGCCGGTGGCGGTTGATCCGGCTGGGCCGGCGGCGGTGTTCATCCCGGACCTCGAGGCTGCCGAGGTCAAGGTGTTCGAGGTCGGTGGTCGGGAGATGCAGCAGGCGTGTGCCGCCGTCTACGACGATGTCGCCGACCGGAAGGTGCGGGTGGCTCCGTCGGCGGCGTTGGATGCGGCTGCGGCGTCGGCGGTGCAGCGCACCTCGGGTGATGCGTGGGTGTGGGCCCGTCGGGACATGGCCGCCGATGTGTCGCCGTTGGTGGCGTGGACGTTGGCGAACTGGGTGGCGACGCGGGTGCTGTCGGCTTACGACGTGCTCGATTCGGTGCCGGGCTGATGAAGGTGGTTGCAGATGCAAGAAGTTGTGACCACCGTGCTCGACGTGCTCGCTCTCGTCCTGATCGCCGCCGGGGTTGTCGTCGGGTTGTGGCCGTGGGCTGACGGGTTCGCCATCGCTGCCGGCGGCGTCGTGGTTGGGGCTGGTTCGTTTGTGGCGGCTCGGCGATGAGTCTGTGGGCGAAGCGTGACGCGGCGATCTCGGGTCCGGGGGATCTGATCCCTGCCCGTGATGGCGGTGGGTCGCGGGGAACGGTGATGGTCACGCCGGACACGTCGTTGCGGCATAGCGCCGTGTGGGCGTGTCTGCGGTTGCGGGCGAACCTGATCTCCTGTCTGCCGGTCGACGTGTTCCGCTACGTCAACGGGGTGCAGGTGTCGGTGCCGACGCCGCCGGTGCTCGTCAACCCGGACCGACGCCAGCTCGCCGGGATCGACGTGAAGGGCATCAACTCGTGGATGTTCGCCTCCCAGTGGGATCTCGATCGGATGGGGAACGTGATCGGGGTGGTCACGGAGCGGTCGGGGCGGAATCTGCCGGCCCGGATCGAGCTCGCTCCGACGTCGGAGTCGAAGGTGGTCGTGCGGAAGGGCCGTATCGATCACTACAGCATCGCTGGCACGAAGTACGCCCCGGAGAACATCTGGCATGAACGTCAGTACGAGGTGCCCGGACTGCACGTGGGGTTGTCGCCGGTGGCGTATGCGGCGTGGGCGATCTCCGAGTACCTGACGATCCAGGACTTTGCTCTCGACTGGTTCGGTGGCGGCGCGGTACCGAAGGCCCGGTTGAAGAACTCGGCGAAGACCGTCGATGCTGATTCGGCTCGTGAGATCAAGTCCCGGTTCAAGGCGGCGATCGCCTCCGATGGGCTGTTCGTGCACGGCAACGACTGGGAGTACGACTTCGTCCAGCAGGACCAGCAGGCGTCGACGTGGATGGAGGCGCAGGCTGCGACGTCGACCGATGTGGCCCGCTACTTCGATGTCCCGTCGGACCTGATCGACGCCGCCGTGTCGGGGCAGTCGATCACGTACGCGAACATCACTCAGCGCCAACTGCAGCTCCTGGTCACGTCGCTGCAGGGGACGATCACTCGTCGTGAGAACGCCCTGTCTGTGTTGACGGAGCGGCCCCGGTTCGTGAAGTTGAACACGGACGCGTTTCTGCGGATGGATCCGGCGGCGAGGGCAGAGATGTTCGCCGGCCAGATCGAGTCGCGCCAGCGGACGGTGGACGAGTGCCGGGCGTTGGACAACTTCCCGCCGTTGACGGCGGCGCAGCTTTCGGAGTTCGACCGGTTGTTCGGGGCGGCGAGGACGACCCCAGTGGCGGCCGCTGCCGTCTAGGAGGCGGTCTGATGCCGTGGCACATCGAATCGGACAACCCGGACTGTGCGGGGTTCGCGGTCGTGAAGGACGGCACCGGCGAGGTCGTCGGCTGCCACGAGACCGAAGCGGATGCGCAGGCCCACATGGCGGCGCTGTACGCGAACGAACCGGAGATGCAGATGTCAATCCCCCTGACGACAGTCTCGACGACGCCGGGCAGCATCACATGGACCTACAACGTGTCGACCGACCCGGCCGCTGTCCGGGCCGCCGACCCGAACCGGCAGGGGCGCCGACAGGAACGGGCGGCGATGTACGCCGACCGGTCGGTGCTCCCCGGCGGCGAGTGGCGAGGCCGCGACGAACGCGGGCTCCCGATCGACTGGCCCCGCTTCCCGGCGCAGATCCGTTCGTCGGCGACGCTCGTCGAATACAACGGCCAGAAGCGATTCCAGCTCGACGGCTACGCCTCCGTCGTCGAACGCGGCTACGAGATGTGGGACTTCGCCGGCCCGTACACCGAGATCGTCGCTAAGGGTGCGTTCGACAAGACGATGGCCGCGGAGCCGGATGTCGTGTTCCTCGTGAACCACGCCGGCATCCCGATGGCTCGCACCACGAACGGATCGTTGCAGCTCGCCGCCGATTCGCTCGGTCTACGTTCGACAGCGTTTCTCAACCCGCAACGTCAGGACGTCAACGATCTCGTCGTCGCCGTCGGAGACCGGGACGTGACGGAGATGTCGTTCGCGTTCCGCATCGTTGACGCCCACTGGTCTGAGGACTACGACACGTTCTACATCGACCAGGTCGACCTCGAGCGGGGCGACGTGTCCGGCGTGACCTACGGGGCGAGCCCGCACACATCGATCGCCGCGAGGGCGCACGACATCCTCGAATCCATGAATCACCTCCCCGCCGCCGTGGCTCGTGCGGCGATGGAGCGTCTACAGGCACGAGCCGATCTAGTGCAGCAGCCACTCGCCGCCAGTCAGAACGGCGAGTCGGTTCCCGCCAGTCAGAACGGGACGGCTGAGGAGCGCACGCAACCGGAGATGGTCGGCCAGTCAGAACCGGCGTCGACGGGCCGAAGCGTGTTCCTCGCACGCAAGCAACTGCTGCTCGAAACCGAGTAGCGCCCCCCTACTGACTGGGCTGTGTGCGGCGGCCCTCTGTCCCGAAAGGACTACCCGCCGCAATGGCAACCATCGATGAACTCATCGCGGCGCACGAGGTCGAGGTCGAAGCGGCCGAGCATCGTGCACGCAAGTCCCGCCGTGAGCGGGAGCTCATCCTCGAGCAGGCCAACAAGGACGGCCGCCCGAACCTCAACGCGGACGAGGAGGCTCGCTTCGCCGAGCTCACCGCCGCGTACGACACCACGCAGACTGAGATCCGCGGCGCCAAGGACAAGCTTGCCAAGGCGTTGCAGATCAAGGCTGACGAGGACGAGGCCGTCCGTGCTGCCGCCGAGACCCACAAGACCGACGCCGTCCGTCCCGCCTACGACCGGGTCGCCCGTGTCGGCTCCGAGGAGCGGACCTACAACCCGCAGACGGACCGGACCGGGCAGCAGTTCCTCACCGACGTCGCCAACCAGTTCCTGCACGGCGACATCCAGGCATCGGAGCGGCTGGCCCGCCACATGCACGAGGAGCGCGTCGAGCGCGGCCAGTACCTGCAGCGTACCGTCGGCACCGGAGCGTTCACCGGTCTGACGGTCCCGCAGTACCTGACCGACATGTACGCCCCGCTCGCCCGCAACCTGCGCCCGTTCGCGGATGCCTGCAACAAGCACGTTCTCCCCGAGAAGGGGATGACGGTGGAGATCTCCCGGATCACCACCGGTTCGACGGTGGCGGAGCAGGCGACGCAGGGTTCGGCCGTGTCGGAGACGAACATGGACGACACCCTCCTGTCCCCGGCGGTCATCACCGCCGCGGGTGTTCAGGGTGTGTCGCGTCAGGCGATCGAGCGTGGCACCGGCATCTCGGACGTGGTCATGGACGACCTGTTCCGGGCGCACGCCACGACGCTCGACAACGAGCTGCTCAACCGGGCAACCGTCGGGTTGACGACCGTCACCGGGAACTCCGCCACCTACACGGAGGCGACGTCGCCGACGGCGACCGGGCTGTACCCGAAGATCCTGGAGGCGACATCGCTCGCCGAGGCGGCGTTCCTCGCCCAAGCCAGGCCGGACATGGTCGTGATGCACTCGCGGCGCTGGCACTGGCTGTCCAGCCAGCTCGTGACGTCATGGCCGTTCATCCACCAGCCGGGTCTCGATCCGAGGGTGGCCGGTGAGAACGCCGGGGCCCGCTACGGGTCCGGTGTCCGCGGGATGCTCCCCAACGGGATGCTCGTCGTCGTTGACAACAACATCGTCACGAACGCCGGGTCGGGCACGAACGAGGACATCGTCTACGTGGTCGCCTCGGATGAGTGCCATCTGTGGGAGGACCCGCAGGCGCCGATCATGCTCCGGGCCGAGCAGACGCTCGTCAAGGAGCTGTCGGTCGTGTTCGTCGTCTACTCGTTCTTCGCCTTCACGTTCCGGCGGTACGGGGACACGGCTCACCAGCGGATCACGGGTGTCGGCTTGGAGACGCCGGCGTTCGCCTGATCCATCCTGACGGTTCGCAGCCCCGGCACCTCCACCTGTCGGGGCTGCACCCGTCCCCCTCGTGCGGGAGGTAGTTGCGCATGCAAGTTGTTCTGGATCCGTTCCCGCATTGCATCATCGACAACGCGTGGGACGATGCCCTGCTCGACGATGTCGTCTCCGAGTTCCCGGATGGCGACGATCCGCGGTGGAAGCGGTGGCGGAACGAGCGGGAGTTCAAGGACGAGGGGTCGGACCCGTCGATGTGGGGTCCGGCGACGAAGGATCTCATCGGGACGCTGCTCGGCGATCTGTGGCAGGCGAAGATGGCGGAGGTGTTCGACCTGCCGGACATCTTCGGGGCGACGTTGGGCGGCGGGTACCACTCGATCCCGACCGGCGGCTACCTCGCGGTCCACACCGATTTCAACCGGCACCCGACGTCGCGGCTGTATCGGCGCATCAACTGTCTGGTGTTCTTGAATCGGGGCTGGCGGCCGGAGTGGGGCGGCGTCCTCGAACTCGACGCCGTCGCCGTTGAGCCGCTGTTCAATCGGACGGCGATCTTCGCCACGTCTGACGTGTCGTGGCACGGTCACCCGCAACCGTGGGCTGGGCCGGCGCCGCGCCGGTCGGTGGCGGTCTACTACTACTCGTCGGAGCCGCCGCCGGGGTACGGGTGCGAGCACGACACCCGCTGGCGGTGAACCGGCAGCAGCGTCGAGCCGCTGAACGCCGCGGTGAACCGGTGCGGACGGTCCCGCATCGAGGGGACCGAGTCGTGGTGGCGACGGTCTCCGCCGGCCATCCGGTGATGGAGTACGTGGCGTCGCTCGTCAAGCTCGTCGAGTTCGACCGGGCGCACGGGTTCAACCGGTTGCGGTTCCCGTGGTTCTTCTACATCCGGTCCTCCGCCAACCTCGCTAGGGCCCGGAATGAGGCGATGCGGACGTTTCTCGGCATGGACGGCTCCCCGGCGTGGTTGCTGATGGTCGACGACGACATGGCGTGGCGCGAGGACGCGCTCGAGCGGTTGATGGTGGAGGCGACCGAGGAGCGGATCGTCGGCGGGTTGTGTTTCGCCTACGGGGCGAACCAGTCGATCATCCCGACGGTGTACGTGTCGAACGGCGTCGGGCAGCTTCGCCCGAAGGTGGAGTTGGAGCCGGGGTGGTGGCCGCCGGAGAACACGATGCTGCAGGTCGACGCGACTGGGGCGGCGTTCCTGTTGGTGCACCGGTCGGCGTTGGAGGCGATGGCGTCGACGTGGCGGTCCCGGTTCGGTGCGTCAGATCATCTCTGGTTCCAGGAACGTGAGGTGTTGCTGCCGATCCCGAATGCGCCGGAGGGGTCGGCGGATCATCTGGTGTCGTGGACGTCCGAGGATCTGTGGTTCTGTCGGCTCGCGAGTGAGGCCGGGGTCGAGGTGTTCGTGCACACCGGGGTCGAGGTGCGGCACCGCAAAGAGGTGTGGCTGACGTCGGAGTTGGCCGGGTCGGACTATTCGGCGATGTCGTGGTGAGGAGCGTGTGTGATGGCTGATGCTGAGACCGCGGCTCGGATCCGCAAGCTGTTGGCGTCGCGTGAGTCGGCGGACGTGGCGCAACGTCAGACGATCGACAAGCAGTTGGCGGCGCTCGGCTACGAGGGTGAGCCGCCTCGGAAGCCGCCGAAGACGGCGGTGGCGACGGCGGATGTGCCGCCGGAGAAGCGTCCGCCTTTGGGGCGGCGTGCCCCGTCGCGTTCGACGACTGATTGATCGTCGACCCCCTCGTCCCGCCGCACCGGGTTCGGGGGGGTCGGCCTTGTGCGGGAGGCTAACCATGTCCAAGTTGTCACCTCACGGCTACGCAGTCGCGACCGCCGACGAGAAGCAAACCATTGACGACTGGTTCCGATCCGTCGGGATCGAGCGTCGATGCGTCTCATTGGTCGAAGACCGAGTTGGTGGCGGCTACACCGTCACGGTTTTTCGCACCAACGCAGAAGGCAAGTTCTACGTCGAGGGCGACGAGGTCGCCGCCGATGAACTCGTCATTGACGGACCGGCATTTCCTTGGCCGATTCGGGTGCTCTGATGACCGACACGTGGCGGGCGTCGCTCGCCTACCAATCCGACGAAGCCGCCATCGGCGTCATCTCCGCCGGCAACCCGGTCCTTGAGTTCTGCATCTCCATCGCCCAATCCCAATACCTCGACACCTACCGGGGGGTACGCCGGTTCCGGAACGAACGGTGGATGCTCGGCTCACGTTCCGGCGCCAATGTCTCGCGGGCCCGCAACGAGCTCGTCCGCCAGTTTCTTGACCTGCCGCACCAACCGGAGTGGCTGTTCATGGTCGACGATGACATGGCGTGGCGATCGGATGCGTTCGAGCATCTGCTCGCCTCGGCCGCACCGGACCGGATCGTCGGCGGTCTCTGTTTCGCGTACGGCAGCGAAGGTCGGATCGTGCCGACGATCCACATTCGCAACGAGTTCGGCCAGTTCGGTTCGATCCCCGAAGGGTGGGAGATCCCCGACGATTCGCTGCTGCAGGTGGCCGGCACTGGCGCCGCGTTCCTCTGCGTTCATCGGGAGGCGTTGGAGGCGATCGCCAAGGTTGAGCCGGAATGGGCGCGGGATGCGTGGTTCCGGGAGGAATGGTTCAAGGTCAACAACCCGGAGCACGACCCGGAGGTGCCGGGTTCGTTCCCGTTGGCGCAGCACTACATGTCCGAGGATCTGTTCTTCTGCATGCAGGCTCACCGGGCCGGGATCGGCGTGTGGGTGAACACGTCGGTCGAAGTGAAGCACTGCAAACCGCACTGGCTGACCCGCGGGCTGTACGAGTCGGATACGTCGGCGTTGGAGTGGGCGTGATGGCGTCGACGGCGGTAATCGTCCCGGTGCTCGGCCGCCCGCAGAACGCGAAGCCGTTCATGGAGTCGATCCGGGCCACGACCGGCGATGTGGAGGTGTACGCCGTCGTCGAGGAGCACAGCTTCCGCGACGACGATCCGGTCCTGCTGGACGCGGTGGCGTGGATCGAAGCCGAAGCGCACGTCATCGACGCTCCCGGCGGCACGTTCCCGATCAAGGTCAACGCCGCGTATCGAGACCGCCTCGGTTACCCGGACCCGTACGAGCACGATTGGCTGTTCATCACCGGTGACGACGTCCGCTTCCATCCCGGCTGGCTCGTCGAAGCGCAGAAGGCGGCCGGCGACGTGTTCCACGTCATCGGCACTAACGACCTCGGCAACGCCCGCGTGATGTCCGGCGAGCACGGCACCCACCTGCTGATCCGTTGCAGCTACGTCGATGAGGTCGGAGCATCCTGGGATGGTCCTGGTGTCGTCTGCCATGAGGGGTACCGGCACTGGTACACCGACGACGAGATCGTGACCGCGGCGAAGCAGCGTGGCGTGTGGACGTCGGCCCGAAAGTCGATCGTCGAACACCTGCACCCGTACTGGTCGAAGGGTGTCATGGATGACACGTACCGGCTCGGCGAAACCCACGCCGCCGCCGACAAGGCACTGTTCCGCAAGCGGGCGATGCAACATCTTCGGGGGCGGCTGTCGTGATTGACGTCATCACCCCAACCTTGTGGCGTTCCGACCGGCTCGCCGTCTACGCACACAACGTCCACGAGGCCACCGCCGCCGAGCACGTGGTCACGTTCGTCGCCGAGGCCGATGACCAGGCGACGCTCGACGTCGTCGGCTACCTCCAATCCGTCGACGCTTCCATCCGGCTTGTCGTCAACGACCGGGCCAAGTCGTGTCTCGGTGCGTTCAATGCCGGGGTAGCCGCGTCGACGGAGCCGTTTTGGTTCGCTTCCGGCGACGACGTCCGGTTCCACGCCGGGTGGGATGCGCTGTGTCTCGCCAAGATGAACGCCGAGACGTGGGTTGTCGGCACGAACGACCTCTACAACCCGAACGTCACCCGCGGCCGAGCGGCGACCCACTTCCTCGTCGATCGTCGTTTCTCCGATTCGATTGGTGGCACCTACGACGAGACCCCAGGCGTTGTCGCCTGGGAGGGCTATGGGCACGACTACTTCGACTGGGAGCTCGTCGAGGTGGCAAAGGCGCACGGACGGTGGGCGCCCTGTCTTGAATCGGTCGTGGAGCATCGGCATTGGGCGTTCAAGCAGTCGCGGCGGGACGCCACCTACGAGCGGAACCTGTCGATGTGTGAAGGGGACCGGGCGTTGCACGATCGGCGGCGCGCCGAGTGGGAAGCCCGGAGGGCCGCCGCGTGAGAATCTGCGTGACCGGAGCCGCGGGGTTCATCGGTCACCGGCTCGTCGCCCGGCTGGTCGCCGACGGGCACGACGTCCTCGCCGTCGACTACTCCGCACCGGACGTGCCGTGGCGGCTCGACGCCTGGCGGTCAGCGGCTGAGCGTCGACTGATCGACCTACGCCTTTACTCCGCCGCGGAGCGGGCGGTAGAGGGATGCGACTGGGTGTTCCACCTTGCCGCCGACGTCGGCGGGGTCGGTTACCTCAACGAGTCGAACGACTTTCGGCCGTTCATGGCGAACATGCGGATGACGCTCAATCTACTCGAGGCGTGCGAGCAGGAGAACGTGGGGCGGCTGTTCCTGGCGTCGTCGTCGTGCGCCTACCCGGTGGACTGGCAATCGCACGACTATGTGCACCTGCTCGACGAGGACATGGTCGGCGCCGGGTGGCCGGACC